CTCCTAGTAAACGCTGAACGTTAACACCTGCTGTCGTGCCTGCAACGACACAGCCCATGATACAACCACTGAGTAGTTCATGCCACGAGCAAAGGCACCAGACACTGCGAATGATGCCTTGTATACCCCAGTGATATTGCCAGAATCAAAAGCAGTGCAGGTTCCAGTGGCCTTGGGTGTTGAGCTATCACTGCCATAGACTCGGTAGGTTGGCAGTGCATCGGCAGCAATGGGGACATTGCTGGCATCCTCGACTTGCACGAGTCCCCAGGCAGTCCCGTTGAGTGGGTAGTATCCAAGAAACATCCTGTCACTCCAAACGGGTCAACTGAACAAACTTGAGTCCAAGTCGTGGCTGCAATGTCCCGGCCTGTAGACTGAACAGATTGACCTGCTCCGTCATGCATCCCACGGGCAAATCTGCGGGGTCAGCATCACTGAACAGACCTTGAAAGTCCTTGAGCACAGACTGGGTCACAGGTCGATCATTGTCCATGTAACTTGGCCTCCCCATACAGTCAGCCAAATCTGTGAGGAAGGAATCGAACCCTCTTGATCCTGTCCCCAAAACAGGCGGACAACCAATGTCCCACACACAGAGAATACCAGAGGTACGAATCGAACGTACGAGAACGAGTTTATGAGACTCGCCGGGATAACCAATCCTCCCTGGCATGCAATCAGAATACCATGCCCATCCCACTAAGGCAATAGCCTCTTGGGCTTGTACCCGATCATTACGACCCCTGCCTCATCATGGGTGACGACCGCCTGTCCAAGCGTTCTGGTGATCTCCGTGAGCGAAATGATCGGTGCCTCGCCAATACCACCCTGCACTTGGAAGTAACCAATAGCTGTTAGCTCAACACTGTCAACCTCGTACTCCATGACCGCAACGTAGTTTCCATCAGTGAAGTCTTCTGTCAGGAGTTTGCGGATCAGGAAACTATTGCTTGGCCCCTTGACGTAATGCAACTCCTCGGTGGCAACGGCAGTGGTGCCTTCTCGCCAGTACGTTACCACGGGCACATCGTCAGGCAATGTGTCTGGGTTCACCATGACGTTCAGGTGGCTGCCACGGCTGAATCGGCCCCAGTATGTTTGCATCATGTCTGTGACCTTGGGCAAGCGGCAGTGCCTTGAGTGGTGCAGGCCCATCTGACCGACCTCTGGCACTGCCGCTTGTACTGAGGATGGGTTAGTGGGGCTGGTGGTTCGTTAGCTGAGGACGTAGTAACTTGAGAAAAGTCCTGGGAACCCGATGTTCGACCGCCCAAAACTCCCAGCGATTCGGATACTATCACTTGGGTTAGCCTGTGCCTTGGCCGAGTAGAGAGCGTTGTTGTAGTCGATTTGAAACAGTGCTTGGAGTTTAGGATCAACCCTCCTCAGTTTCGCCAGTTCGTTGCGAGCACAATAGGCCACCGCTTCGTACATAGCAGTGTTATCGCAGTCGATGATATCTGAGAGCGTATAGCTAACATCGGCTTGGGTTGCGGTCAGTGCAGTTGCCGTGACCAATGCAGTAGCACTGGTGACTGATTGGACGACCGCTTCATCCACTGGTGGGAATCTGCCATCCATTGATGTTGGACTGTTGATCCGATCACTGTAGGTTCTCAGGAGGCAACCAGCATGTCGGCTTGCCCACACTGTGTCTGTGCCAGTAACAGTGGTGCTGCTGGCTGTAGTGGCCACCTGGCCAACCTGATAGTCCCAGGTACGAATGTCTCTTGGATGACGGAAGTATCCAAAGCGGCAGCGTAGTACGGTAGTGGGGTAAGGCCACAGGCTCATGACGTTCTGGCCAGTGTTCCTCCAGTCCCTGCTGATCGTGAACCATCGAGGTCTCCCCCCTGTGGTCAGGTACTGCCTTCGGATGTCGGTTTCAAACAGGCTGGCTGGAACGTACTCCAGCCAGTTGGCCTGATCGACTTGCAACTTCCCGATCTTGTGGATGTTGTAGTCAGTATCCAATGTGAACTGGTATTGATAGAGAGTGTAATCCCCGGAATAGTCTTCCACAGGAGCGTCGTCTGACTTGACTGTGAGAGTTGTACTGTTGGTGACACTGTCAACCCTCGCATGGAAGGTGTCGATGATGATGCTGCCCTGGTTGATCCACGTTGGCCATGTGCTGCCAATCAGCACCACAGTGCGAGTGCTGGCCGTGTAAGCGATGGTGCCTTCATCCACTGACTCAACCGTGTTCAGGTGCATGTAGTCATGGTAATAAGGCCAACTGTGCTCTGCCGACACCAGCCGCATTGCCTGCCGAATGGCCGTGCGAATATCCGTGACACTGTCCTCATCGGCTTTACCGCCGAGCATCAGTATCAGACGTTCCTGCAAGTCCATCGCGGTGATGCGGTACACTGGTGATCTCCGTTACTTCATCTTACGCATGCGTTCAATGCCACGCCGATGCTTGACCGTGGGCTTGGTGTATCGCGGTTTCTCCAGGAGCTGTCGGTTGCTCTGGATGCTGCGGTCGATAGGCACAGTCACCTTGACCATACCATCGTCCTTGCCAACATGGAAGCCCTTCTTGCGGGCAATCGTCTTGATGTCACTGTCGTCCTTGACCCATGCATCTGGATCGCCTGGGTAAGCAGCCAGCCCACTGATATAGTCCTTGCCCGTTATACTCACGCCAGCAGCATCGGCCTGACGCTTGTACTTGTCGAACTTATCAGGGTCGTTCTCGGCCATGTCCTTGACGTGGGCCAGTCGTGCGATCCGCTTCTGGTCGTCCGATCCGATGATGCCGAAGATGCGTGGCCTGGTTCGCTGCTCCCTAGGGATGAACTCACCATTGAGCCGACGACGTTCCACGGCTTCGTGAGCGTCGCCGCTATCCATGCCGCTCTCGATGAGCATGTCGTATTCGGCCTGTGCGGCTGGCTCTGTGAACTGGGGCATGCTTACTCCTTTGATTTGGCTTTCTTCTTGTCAGCTTCTTCCTTAGCTGACTCTTTGGCTGCCTCATGCTCTGGTGATCCTGGAGGTGGTGCAGGCTGGAACGGCTTAAGCATAAGTGCTGCCGTGTCCATCTGCCGTGACTTACCCCAAATCTCCAGTAGCCCGTTGGCTGACGATGGATCACCAGTCCCCTGGTAGGCTTGCATGAATGCTGGGAAGACGAACTGCATGGCTGCATTGATGTTTTCCATGTCAGTGTTGATATCAAGCGGTCGGCCCTTGCCTGTCTCTACGTTGAAACTGGACTCGCGGAACAGGTCTTGCATGTTCTGAGTGCGAATACCCTGATCCCATGCCATTGCTCCGAACTGGCCCAGGATCGAAACAAGGTCTTTGCCCTCTTGCAGGTAGCGGGCAGCAATAGCATGCTTCCGCATCACCCTTGCAAGGAATGCCTGGAACTCACTGGCCATGTCCTGGGGCCGTAGCTGACTGGCAGATTGAAGCACTCCAGCTTCCTGGGCTGATCGCATCTGGCGGTCGAACTGCCCCTGGAGTAGGTCAGTCATCCCAGTCATGTCCTGGAACTCCTTCTCCATGAACTGGTAGAGTTCAATCAGGGTTCCCTTGAACTCAGGAGCCTGAATGAAGTCCACTAACTCCTTGACCGTCTTGCCCATTGGCCCATTGGTGACAGTCAGAATCTCTTCGTCCTGCCCTGACTCCAGCCAGTTGATAATCTCCTGCTTCACTGTGCTATCGACAATCCACACGCCACGGCTGTCACGGTGGGCCTTCTCGGCAACAAATCCCAGAATCCATGCCATGAAGTTCAGGTAGCCCAGAGCGAACGACAGGTGAGCCTTGGGCCATGCACTGCCCTTGCGTTCATGGAAGAACAGGCTGGTGAACGGCCAGGGATCGTCCTTGTCGTAATAGAATGGCACAGGCCAACTGGTGACAACCTGGAACGGAGCCAATGAATTGGACTCCATTGCCATGTTCTCCACCAGCGGAGTCAGATTCAACGGGAAGTCGCAGCCGTCACCAACAACGATGTAGCAGAAGTCCCCAAGAATCTGGTCTAGGTCATTCAGCTTCTTGTCTCGTTCAGCAAACGGCTTCAGTCTGGCACCAAGGCCGCAGCGTGAGTAAATCTTCCAGTAGGCAAAGATGTTTCTCTTGCCAATGTCCCAGTTCTGGTGATGCCTTGTTGTGGCATCACCTACCACGCTGACACTCGTTGGTCTCAGTTGTTCTTCGGTGATCCCATAGGCTGAATAGAAGGCAGCAACCTCCCAAGGCGCTCCCTCACAGCGGATGGCAACCCACTTGGCATCCTTCAGGCGTTTGGCATCCGGGTCAAAGACAATGCGATCATCATCAAGATAGGTGTCAACCACCATCTTGCCTGAGCCATTGGGCAAGTCCTGCATCTCAGTAATCATGGCACCAAGGCCACGCACCAGGCTATCACGCAGCACTGGCCGCACTTCCTTCTTCAGGCCAATCTCTTTTACAGAGTAGTTCAGAAATGCTTCCATGATGGAAGCCCGGTATGACCGCTGCACCTCTTCGTCCTGTGACTGCTGCACTGCCATGAAATACTGCTGCCGCAATTGCTCCTGCTGCACGTACTGGAAGATGGCCTGCTGGTTGCCAGCAGGTGGAAGTGGTTGTGGGATGTTCGGGTCGCCAACGATCCCGAACAGTTGAGGTGGTGGTACGAAAGGCTTGTTGGCTTTGACTGTGCAGGCAATCTCTCCCTGGATGAACATCGGGACAAAGATTTGGACACACCTTGCGGCAGCATTATCGCGGACACGGAACTTCGGTGCCCTTGGAGCATTACCATCTATCCCCTCGCCACTGGTCAGGGATTCGGGAAACATCCCAATGTCCTGGGTGTAGCTGGCCTGATAGATGTTCTTTTGGTCTTCACCGTAGTATTGCTCACACATATCGGCTTCAACCAGATACTGACGCTTCTTGGCATCAATGGCTGAGTTAATAGCCTTGAGCCATGTCTGCTTCAGATCAGTCTGGTATCCAGCCGTTGGTGGCATTATGCAGCCTCGCTAGTTGGCAGTGCCTTCTTCAGCGTTTGCTTCGGAGCTTCCATTCTGGCACTGAGTCTGGCGATCTCTGCCATCACAATGCCGTTGCTTTTGCGTAGTTCCTCGAAGTCTGCTTCCAGACGGCCTGCCTTGCCAAGCACTTCGTTGTAGACAGCCAGCAGATCGCTTGGGGTTGCTGCACTGATCTCCTGCCAGCAGCAGATTTCATTGTAGCCAGGATCGTAAACATACTTCGGGTCGTTGATATGGTAGCAATCCTCTACCACCTTGGGAACCATGCCAATCTCAATGGCAAGGATGTTGATCCGTTTGCCAATGGGCTGCCCTGGCTGCCATGTGCCATTCTGAGGTGGGTAGACCATACCCATTGCCCAGATGCGGCGGCTCTTGCGTCTGAAGAGAACCACATCGCCAACGCCAACAACTGGAGGCTGGTAAGCCTCATGAGCCAGTTGCCTCTCTGCTGCATCCATCGCCATCTGACATCTCCGTAGCCTTGGAATTGAAAACTATCGTATTCGCTGCGGTCGCTTCTTGGGATCGCCGTACATCATGGTATAGTGCCACAGCCTTGGGTTCCTGTCAATCGCACGAAGCTCTTCCGCTGAGTAGTGTGTGCTTTGTGGAGCCATGACTGGCGGCATCACCCATGTGAGTCCTGCACTGCAAGCGTACCGGGCACAGTCCACCAGATCATTGAGCCTCTGGTGCGGCTTGCCTGGAGTCAAGTCTGGATTCTTTATACGGTAGTAGCGTTCAAACTCCCATACTGTCACTGGACATTTCCCCTCCATTATGACAAACTTGGGAGGCTTCCTGTCCTTTGGCTCCAGGTGCTGGGCCACTGTCTCGATGCCAGCTTCAACCCCACTGGCCCCATGAACGAAGTGGTTCACCCTTGGCTTGATGCCAATGGTACTGAACTCATTCCAGTAGTATTCTGCTACCTGGGTCTGGCTGTCGTCGGTCTTGCGGCCTTGCTGCCAGTCGATCAGGATGTACTCAATCCAGTGCTTGTACTGGACGTTGATCTTTTCATTGAGTGCTCGTGCAGCCTTAAACGCTGTGCAGTTCTTAATAACGATCTCGTCGAATGCAATAATCCGATCAGGCTGCTCAGGGAGATAGTGTGGTGACTCAGGATGCACCAGAACACACAGCATAATAGCCATTCGCGTTCTACTGGGGTCAAGCATGACATAGACAGTGTCTCTCCAATCAACATCGAACGCTTGAATGATGTGCTTGTTCTTGTCAAACTCAGGGTAGACAAGGTACTTCTTGAATGCCCACTCGCCATCGATCTTGGCAACGGCTGCATCGGGATCATCCTCAGTCAGACGCTCTGCCAGTGCCTCTCTGGCTTCTGGATCGATGTAAGGATTCGGCGTGTCCTTGGTCAGTTTGAAGAACTTCGTCTGCTTGTACGGAGTCTTCGTTGCCATCGACGGGTGATTGGCCCGTGACTGAAGGGCATAGAACGTGGGCGTGGCATTCTCAGGGGTTGCTGACCAAATCAAGTAGCCCTTGCGGCTCATGAGGCGGGCACGGGTTTCAGACAGCCACAGCCGTGCTCGCGGGTGCTCCTCGTCGAACCACGCTCCATTCCAAGCGACACCCTGAACTGGGTCTGACTCGAAACTGAAGAAGTTGATGACCCATCCATTGGTCAATTTGATGAACGATGGTATCTCCTCCTTGACATCTTCAAAGGAAATGCTCTCCACCATTCTTTGAGGTATGAGCGGTGGGCCTGGCTCCCACTCCCTGATCCTGACAACGTCTTCTGGATCGGTGTACTTCGGCACCTTCCAGCCATCATCAGTCTTGAGCATCTTAAATTGCCCAGGCTTGAACAGGGTGTGATAGATCAGTCGAAGGTGTCGTAGCTTTGGCCCAACAATCGTCCAAACTCCATCGACCTTGGGGAATTGGCCTTCGATATGCCACTTGCCCATGAGGATCATGGCAATCCTCATTGCCACGCTCAGAGTCTTTCCTGATCGATTCGGCCCGATCACCCCAATCTCACCGGCCTCGCAGTTCACTAACTCCGCAAGCCCCGGCACTGGTTCCACAATAGCCAATGCCTCTGCCTTGCGGTTGTTCAGTTCATTCAGGATGCCTTCGAGTGCCACCTTGTCATCTAGCGTCCAGCCATTGGTTGCTGGCCGTGTCGATGCTTGGTCATTGGCCCGTGATTCTTCCTTGCGGAACTCACGACCCATATTCAGCAGTGCATCCTGCAACTCAAATGAGTTAGTTGGATACAGCAGGCCCGTCTGTTTCTTTGCCATGAGTGGATTGTATCATTGAGTTGCGGATTTCGGCAATGAGTGCTTTATTGGCTTGGCATTCTGAGCAATACAACGAATCGCTGCATGTAGTAAATCTTAATTGGCACCCACATGGTGTGCTTTCCTCAATCCTCGCCAACAACTTAGCTCTCTGCCCAACCAGCAAGGCCACCTCAGCCAAGTGGTCTTCGTACTGCACCCAGTTGCCACTATCACAGCGGTACTCGCCATCCAGTGGGTCAACCTCGTATCGCTGAATCGCCATCACTTACTCCTTTGCATCTCGCCATTGATCTCAGCCAGTGCCGCCGCCAGAGCCTCTGGCCCATCGACCGACAGCACATAGCGGTCAGTACCCAGTTTACCCTTGCGGTAGCAGCAGACCCTGACGTTGCCTGGGCCTGGCATATTGGGCACGAAGCTGACATAGCAGTTAGCCTTCAGTGCCTTGGCTATTTCCTGGTCGATGGTCATTGGGTGTTTCCCACGGCAACTTGCCCTTGTACCTAGCAATCAACTTGAGTGCCGCTGTCTCAAGCTGCTCCTCAGTCATAGTCTCCCATGACTGCTTGCCCTTGGCTGCATTGGCATCGGCAATGTTCTTCATCATGAACACTGCCATCTGACTCTTGACTGCCGGAGTCGTTCGTTCGTCATCCCACAGGTCACGGAATTTCGACACCAGCCCCTTGTAGCCACCATAGGCATCGATCAGAGCCTGGTTGAACTCCAGCGTCCCACCGGATTCCAGTGCCTTCAGGATGTCGCTGTCGTCTGGCATTGGCTATTTCTTTGGAGTAAATGTCAGTTCCAAGTCATACAGGTGTGAATTATCTAACGCCTTGATGACCTCTGTGTGCAGAGCAGGACAAAGCCGAATGCAAAATCCGGCAACCCCAATGTCACCAAGATTCCTTGGCTCAAACTTGTAAGCGTGGCTGAACTCATTGCCTTCCGTGCCGAAGTCAATGTTCAACGACTCCTTGCGAAGCGTCATCTTTAGCTTTAGTTGCTCAGACATTGCCAACCTCCAGTTACCTTGCCCTTGCCTTACGCTTAGCCCGGATCAGGCCACGCTTCAAGGCGACTGCCCATGTGTAATCGCCAGACAACACTGCCCGACGAACTCTCTGGTAGCACGATGGGCAGTTGCCTCTTGATGACTTCTTGCCCAGCAACTTGCCGCATCCTGCACATCGTGGTTTCTTGGTCATTGCTTCCTCCGCGGCAATCATCTTACCAACAATCCTACACCATTGCAATACCACAAAAACAAAATCGTCCAGCACCCATGTCCTGGTGCTGGACGATCCAACCTGCCGTTGGTTGTGCTACAAAGTTGCCAGCGTCATCCAGTCAATGGTGATAGTTCCATTGACCGTCAGTGTGCTGTTGGCTGTTGACCCTGCATCGGCCACGCCGAAGTTCAGGTAGATGTCAGCGGCTGAGGATGTGCCATCGACAGTGAAGGTCTGCTCGTTACCAGCCAGTGTCAGTGCTGCGATGATCGCATTGATCTTGGCTGCCAGTGAGGCAATGGTATTCTGTTGGGTTGCCTGAACATAGGCACCAGTCTGGGCTGCAATGGTATCGGATGCAGAACCACCAGAGTTATCGGTGAGAGCCGTGATCGCCGTAACAATGCTGACACCAGCAGGAGACCCAGCCGAGGACGACAGTACCGTGTCTGTGCTGGGGATGATATTGGCCTTGGTCAGCGTCAGAGCGTCTGTGGTTGCTGCTGCTGCTGTACCCAGAGAATGCTTCAGGGTAGCGGTTGCACCAATGCCTGATGCTGCTACAACTGTCAACTTAGTTCTGGCACCAAGGATTTTGATAAGCCCTGCTGGCATATCATAAATCTTCTGGCTACCAATGGAGCCTGATGCACCACCATCTGTCATGGTCACAGACAGATTCGTGAGTGTTATAATAGTCTGCTTGACGATCCCTGTAGTCTTTTCTACTCCAGACACCCCAGTGCCCGCTACAGTGCCAACAGTTGTGTTGACATTGCCCACTTGGTCAAAGAGTCGTGCGGCTGATGCCTCGCCACCTGGGCCGAGTGCAACGCCTAATGCGTTCATGTCCTGAGTCAAGATGGCTGCCATCGGATTGCCCCACTATGGTTGTTCGTAACCATGATAGCGTACAACCAATGGCTTTAGTGGTCAATATCTAAGTGGGTTCCTCCCTGGTTACCGCCCCACCGTCCCCTCTCCCTTGATGGCTGCTGCCAACAAAAGGTATCTGTTGGTTGATTTCCAAATCCTTGTTGACAGCCTTGGGCGATATTTGTGCCCATGCTTCTTCATTACCCTCCAGACTGCCATAGCAACAATCAGTGTGTCTGGATGCCATTTCATACCCCACCTCCCTTGCCAGCTTCGCCGCCGGGGGTCAGGAGATTGGCAGATTCTTCAACAACCGTTGCCCAGTTGCAAGACGCCCAGTAGTCTGGGTCAGCAAACTTGCCTCTGATATACAATGCATCACCAGCTCTGATTAAAGCTCTGACAACCTCCCGCAACGCATCCCGCTCCTTCTCCAGCCGTTCAATCTCGAAATCCTGCTTCACAGTCTCCTGCACATAATGTTTTACGTCCTGTGGCAAATTCTCTGGAGTGTGGGCGTTGACATTGCCAACAGGCACCTCTCGCAGAGTATCGTCAATGATACGCTTCAACGCATCCCTCTCTTGGGTGAGGGTGGCGAGTTGCTGAAGTAGATCGATATAGCATGTGCTGCATACCGTTTGACTGCTTCCGCTGCATTGGCACTCTATATCACTCACGTCCCGGCCCTCCCTTCTGAGTTGAGTAGTCTGGCTCGCGTCCATCTACAGCATGGCTGGCACTCTTCTCTAATGTTGCCATCTGAATCTATGGCACAGTAACAATGGTCTGCAACGTCAAGGATATTTCGCAGCTTCTCTACTTCCCGCTCCGCTTCGGCTAGGCACGATTCGCAGGAGGTGAGGTCGGCAGTAACTAGCTGCTGAGCCTCAGCACCCCAGTTGTTCTGCCGCATCCATTCGGTGGTCTTCGGTATGTACGTCTTCATGATCCCTCGCCTCCCGTCGCGTTGAATGTGGCTAGCATGTCTTTAGCGCCCTGTAGTGCGTTTGGTATGTAAGCGTCATCGCCATACAGATACACAAGCCGCTCCAGCAACTTGGCCATCGCTTCAATCGTTCGACATGCGGATTCCCCGAATTTACAACGCGGGTCGGTGCAGTCGCATTCCATGTCTGCAATTGCGGCGACCTGCTTCCTCGTCAGCAGCGGCTTGGGATTGGTGGTCATGGGGTGGCTCCTGTAGGCTTCTTGAGCTTTGCGAGGTTGATTTTTTGAACAGGTGAGCATGTATCACAGCATGAAAACCAGCGGCTAAAATCCCAAGAGTACAGAATCTTACCACCGCATTGGCAATACACTGGTAGGCCTTTCTTCTTGCCTGATTTGTAGACTCTAGCATCTCGTGTCTTACTCTCCATCATTCGCTCTCCTGTGGTTGGGTGGCTGGTGGTGAGGGGAGGGGTTGCCAGTGCGACACATCGCTTTCTGCGTACCCCTCGTCTCTCTGCCAAAACGAGAAATCTCCATCTTCCACGTAGTACATGATGAATATGTCTGTGCCATCAGTACCCATGCAACGATAGCCGTTCTTCTTTGGTGCCGTCTCTATCGGCAACCACCCACTCTTCCCCCGCTCGTACGCGAGGGAGGCTTGCCAGGCCTGTTGCCGAATAGCATTGAACCTGTCATGTGGGCACCACTCCTCAAACGCTTCCCGGTCTTGCTGGTCTCGGTCGGTCATTGGTCTGTCTCCTGCATTTTGTACTGCATGCGAATAAGCCCACTTCGCCCCATAAAGACTGCCTTGAACTTGTGATGCCTAAGGAAGTCGTTAAGTTCGCCTTGGGCATCTTCGATCACAGCAATCATCAGTTGACGGCGAAACTTGGACAGTTTCAACTTAAGTTTGTTGATTATTGCTGAACCAATTCCGGTTCGCTTCCAGCAACTATGCACCTTCAGTCTGATGATGCACAACTCGTTTTTCTTCAGCACATAGAGCACATAGCCAACCACCTGATTGCCAGATTCTGCCACCATACCGATGCAATTACGTTGACGTAGGCTTTCTCGAAAATCAAACTCAGTCCATTCCTGATCGATGGCCAACACCTCTGGTAGGTCTCTGGTTACGATCCATCTGACATGGCACTGTGTTGGCTTCACATGGTCTCGGTCGGTGGGGGTCATGGGTTGGGTTCCTGAAACACAATCATCACAAAGCAGGCCTTTTATGGTGTGGTAATCTTTGCCTGTAATTAGGCAATTACATCTATCACAGTTCCGTTCGCTATCGCTGGTCATGGGCAGGCTCCTGCGAGTTGTGGGCTACCTCCAATGTTTCCCGCCAAGTTACGAGGCTGATTGGCAGTGATGCCTTCCCCTCAAGGATGCATGTTCTCCAGCCATTAAGCCAATGCGTTCGCTTCCAGCCTGGTTCATAATGGATCACAGCATCGCCAATACTGGCAGCGTAGAAGCCTTGTTGCCACGGAACTGAGTCTGACATCTTTCGCCGCCTCATTTCACAACCCCCTCTCCCTGCACCACGGGCAGCGGCTTCCACGGCTCCTGCGCCTCCACTGGCTCAGCCTGGACGGGCGGGATGCGGGTGCCGTCATCTGCGTAGTTCAAATAATGCATATCTAAATTCCTTCGCTGTTGTTGGCTGACTCATACTTACCGTTGACAATGCGAATACCGCCATCGTGGGGGTACTTGGTTGCTCCACAGTCAGAGCACTCTAGGTAGGCTGCTGAAATATTGCGAGGTCTGTTGCATTGGCATTCAGTCCAGCCACACCCTTTGCAGTTACCAGACTCCTTCTCGCTGCCTGCTTCCAAGGTTGCTATCACTGTGCCTTTCCCTTTGCAGGTCGAACACTTGGCATCTTGGATTGCCTTCCATTGCTCAAGTTGCTCTGTTGGGTTCAATGGGCCTAGCGTTACGCCAACGCATCGACCGCCTGTCCCGTGGCATAATGGGCAAACTGTTTGAAACTTCATCGCTCCCGCCCTCCTTCTCCTGCCCCACCTCTCCCCCACTCACGGGGGATGCGGGTGGGGGTGTTATGTTGTTGGCTCGGCCTTTGCAGATTCATAGCGGAGCCGAACATCTACAGTGATTCGTTCGCCGTTCCCTATGTAGGTTTTGGGGAAATGCTTCTTAATCCAGTCGTTCACAGTGTCATTGAATCCATTCCAGTCGCCTTCCATTTCGCCATCTTCAGCGAAATCGTCTTCAAGGAACTGATGCACATCGAATGATCTTGGAACAACTGGATCGCACGCTTCGACCTCCATATCCTCCCAGCCGCCTTCCAGTTCGTGGACATATTCCAGTAGCTGATCCTCGTCAAATAGGTATTGGTCATCATTCCAAACCATTACGGGGAAGCTACCATCCCACCTTGTATCAGGCTTGGCCTGCCACGCTCCAAGCCGTTTTAGGTGAGCACATCCACGGCACAACGTATGCCACTTCTGGCTTTCACCACCGCACTGTTTACAGATGTGAGGCTTGCAACACGTCTCGGCTCGCTCAACATGATCGACATTGCCTTTAGCAGAATAGAAGATGCCGCACTCGCCACATGCAGTGCCTACAATTCTGCCTCCATTCCCAGTTATCGTTTCAACTGGCTTCTTAGTTGTCGCACTCATCTGCCTCTCTCCTCTGGTGAAACTTCTCTTCGATTCTTGAGCCGGGGGAATGGGGGTGTTAGGTTGCGGGATTCAGCTTCTTCAAGATGTCTTCTAATTCCTTGCCTTCTTTGGTTTCGTGCCAATAATCAAGGCCTGCTTCTCTTGGGTCGCAGCAATCTGGCTCAACGTATTTCTCCTTCTTTTGGAGAAGTTCAATTGCCCTCAATGACCAAGATTCAACCCATAGCCCAGCAGCACCCCAGTTAACCCTACCCTTGACGATAGTGTTGCCAAACCTGTGCCGAATAGTCATCAAGTAACGAATCCAGTCCTCGACATCATTCAGAGGCGGTGCATCCATGCCCTGAAGTGGCACGCCTTGCTCGTATGGTTTCAAATCGATCATGGTCTTCCATCTCCTGTGTTACTCTTCCCTCACCCCCAGCCCCTCACCCACCACCAGCGGCGGGAGATGGCTTCCCATGCCTCTTGCGAATCCTGTCCATCAACTCCCGATGTATACGAACGTACCTTTTCTTGGCCACCACTCGGCGTTTGTACTCACTACTGGCCTTAGTGGTCGGTTTGGACATGGATCAAATTGCCAACGCCTGGGTGAAAGATAAGTAAGCCCCATCGTTGGCTGCTGCGATGTTGCGAGAAGCGATACCCACGGTATTCACAGCTAACCCGTGCTGTCTGCCAGTCGATTCTACAGCAGTAACGCCAGAAGCATGGCGAGTCTCTATGTTACACGCCATCCAGAAACAGCGATAGAGCATCAGCCTTGGCTGGTTGCTTAGGTTTGGTGTCTGGCTCCACTGCATACTTTGCGGCATCAACCATATCGCCCATCCGTGCATTGGCCTCCACAATCGCCTTAGCCTGCTCCAGTGGCTCAGGCTTCGGCTCAGGTGGCAATGTAGCTTCATCCATCTTGTGCATCTCTGCATCGACCAGATGACCTACCACAGCGTCCTTGCAGGCATCAGCCATTCGCATGGCCAAACTGGTGGTGGTTTCTGACTCGGCATCGCCAGCGAAGGCAATGTCGAATCTGGCAACCACCTTACGCTCTGGTCGTGCAATGTACAGAATCACATTGCGTTTGGTGGTTCGTATCTTCAGACTCTTGGCGAAAGTCTCACGGTAGAATCCCATGAGTGCATCACGCATCTTCTCTACTTGGGTCATTGGTTACTCCATTGATAGCCCGTCTGTTGACAATGCACTTTCTTGCGAAAGCCAGCATGGGGAAGGTGACAGGCCAAGGGTACCGCCCTGACTGCTTACGGCATTGCCCTTACTACGCAAATGGGTTGTCGCTACCACCAAACAGATCGACTGGTTGAGCCGTTGGCTTGCGTTGCTCACTGGATTCAGACCGACCTTGCTGTTGCTCGCCCCCCCTTGAATCCAGAAACTCCACAGTGAACGCCTCAACCACGATCTTGTTCCGCTTCGATCCATCCTGGCCTGTCCATGACTGCATTACCAGTTTGCCTTCGATAAAGACCTGGCTGCCCTTCTTCAGGAACTGTTCGCAATTGGACGCCAGTTTGCCATTCTCGCCCCTGTTGAATGCCTCAACATCCAGGAAGCATGGCTCCGACTCCCACTTGCCAGTCGCCTGATCCTTGCGTCGGCTTCCCTCGGTGGCAAAGCCGAATTTGCAAACGGCACCTCCGTTAGCAAATGTCCTCATCTCTGGCTCGCGTGTCAAACGCCCGATAAGCGTCACCTTGTTGTAGTTCGCCACAGCTTTCTCCTTGTTTTTGAAGTGGGGCGGCTTGGCCTCGAACCAAACTTGCTGCCAGGTAGTGGCCTAGGAACCCACGAATCCATTCGCCCCATTGCACTGTGTCTCTCCACTGAGCACTACGTCACGCTACCTTGGCCAAAGGTCTCTGTGGTGCGTTTCAGGTGGTTTAGTCATCAACTTTACCTTTGCACGGTTGTCATCACTGGATTAGGGTGTTGCATTAGACAGAAGTTGGACTTCTGCGTAACTCCCAAGAGCGTATCTATACCGTTGTTCGACACGACTTACTCAAGGACGTGTGCCACATGCTCACTATCCTACCAACTATCCTACAGGTTCGTCAATGCCAGTTCGTGCTTTCCACGGGAATTTGTCCTGCTCTGGATTTCGGCTGCAATACCAGTTCCAAAGCGTGGTTGCCGTGTGCAGGAAGTCTTCGTTGTAGTCAATGAACTGAAGCCCTCTGGTGATTCGCAGCGTCAGCACCACAGTCTCAATGTCGTGCTTGGGGCATTTAGCCACCAACACTGGGTTCTTGCAGATAAAGCACCGCCGCCACCCCAGTGAGCGAATGGCAGCAGCGTGGGCCTTGTCTCTGGTGATCCCAACACAGTAGCTCTTGCTGGTGCTAACGTCGTGGGCAATCACCCCAAAGTGCTTCTTGGATGCCTTGGCTACTTCTATCGGTGACATGCCTTTGTCACGGATGTTGGTGATGACCCAGTTGAAGATGTGGTGACTCTGCATGGCCTCCCAGTTGAACCCATAGAGTGCATGGATATCAGTCTGCTTGTAGTCAGTGATATACGCTCGTGTATCCTTGTGAATCTGCTGGGCCTGGGCAGCCAGCCGAACAAACTGCTGGCCAATGGGATTGTTCCAGTCGATAGAGTTGTAGACCATGTGCAGCGTTAACCCGGCCTTAGCCAGTCTGTTCGCCACCTTGATGGTATGCATGATCGCCATTGGGTCTTGGCCGTGGGCAGTTCCCCTAGTGCGTGGCATATTGGGAATCAGTACATGATCCCCAGGTGATGCCCTGTCCATGATCTGCTTCATGCCCTTGAGAAGCACTGGTCTGGCACCACACTCCCTGATGATCGTCGGCTCCGCAAGGCCGTGACAGGCTGCATAGGCCTTGCATGCTGCCACCTGAAACTCAATAACCTTATTCATCATCTCGTTGTACGATGCCCTGCGTGGTTCCTTCAGAGCCTCTGGCAGCCGCTCCCACTTGTAGTCATAGTCCTGCTCGGTCACAGAGCAGTGTGCCCAACAGGCTCCAGTTCCTTCTGGACGCACCACAGGCCTGAAGTCGTCAATGGCCCTGCGAATGGGTGACTTGCACCCAGGATGGCATGGGAACGACTGGCCGTTGTATTCCCATGTCTCCTCGGTGCTGTGGATTGGTTGCAGACAGAACAGGCAGGTGGTCATCAAAGACTCTCAGACAGTTGCTTGATAATCGCCATCTCAATCCTGGTTTCATCGGTCTCAGACAGAAGACCCTCACCAGACAGCGATCCTTCGATAAATTGGGCAGCCAGCAGTTTTCTGGCCATGTACTTAATGACCTTGTCCTGGGCTGTCTTCTCGTAGTAGAAGTACCTTGTGGAGCACGGTTTGGTCTGTGTCAGTCGCCATGCCCTGGCTGATGCCTGGCGTACCACATTGAGTTCGTAGCCCGTCGAGAACCATTCTATGGCACAGAAGTTATACCCTGGGCCAAATAGCTCAACGCCAGTTTCTACCAACTTCGGGTGGCTGACCATCACCTGTACCTTCGGCCCTTCCTTGGCTATCCATGCTTCCCGCTTTGCCGTTGGCACTGAGGTTGTCAAATGACCAGTGTCATAGCGTGGTCGCAGCAACTTCAATAGCCGGTCAGTGGTCGCATGGCGAGTGCTGAACACCCATGATTGCTTGCCATCCTTGAGATTGGCATCCAGAGCATCCAGCAACGCCTGCTCCTTCGGCAGAATCGATGCAGAAAACTCTTTTGGAGTAAAGACAGGAACGAATGCCTCACCTTCGTCCTTGTAGCAGATATCTCCCCAGCCGCTTGGATCGTCAGGCCACGTCAGTATCGCTTCGGCAATGGTTGGCAGAAACCGAAAGCCAATCATGGGGTTCTCGCCACGACATAGCTCCTCGAACTTGGCAATGAGTACCTTGCACATCCTGGCGTACTCAGTGGCCACGTCCGCAGCCATTGGTACTGCTGAGGTGAGTTCCCTGTACTCTGGCAGCTCCTCGCCCATGTCTTCCAGTTTCAGGAACAACGTCCGGTCGGCTATGAAGTCACCAAAGAGATTAGGCATGATCCCCGGCCTGATCTTTTTGGTCTGCCGTACTGAACTCCTGCTGCCACCGATCTTTTCAGTGATCGTGGTTTCGATCTTGCCGTACTTGGCACTGAACTCGCCTCGGTCACTCCACTTGTATCCTGCCTTACGAAACCTCGATGGCAACAGGCGAAAGTAAGTTGGCCTCATGTCATCGGCCTTGCCTGCGATCAGGGTGCCTGTGAGTAGCTGGCACTTGGTTGCCGTGGCCACGAAGTCATGCATCGACTCACCGGCCAGAGTGTCGCTACCCTTAAGCTGGTGGGCCTCATCCAAGATTACCATGTCCAGCAGCCGATGCTTCAGCCACTTCTTGGCAATCTTGCTCGGAGCCATCTTGTGTGCCCCAAAGTTCTGCCAGAGTGCTGAGCCACAGTCAGCACAGAACCGCTTGTCTGCCTCCAGCCATGCCCTGTCAGCCAGTTCGTTCTTCTTGCGATAGATGGGTTTCGCACAGTCGTTGCACACCAGCAGCCCACTGATCTTGTTCATGGTAAACGCCGCTCGCCAGCCAGCCCCCAGTTTGGCCTTGGATGCTGGGGTGACAAACCATGTTGGTGCTGTCACCAGTTTGCGAGTAGCTTTGGATAGCATCATCCATTGCTTCCAGCCATCAATGGGGATTATCACAGCACCCTTGACCGTAGCCTTGATCTCTCGTTGCCACTTGTCCACGAGGTGCGGTGGGCACACCACCAGGCAGGCATAGGGCTTGCCGTTGGCAACGCAATGTGTCGCTGAGATGCTGCACATCGTCTTGCCTGTGCCGGGCGAATTACCCCAGATCACATCCCGTTGCCGATGCAATGCCTTCACGGCCCCAGTAATCAGATGCCCCTGTGGGCCTTTCGGCTTACGCAGGAGCGTTCCGATCACTGGGTGCAGTGCATCAGTTGCTGGATCATGGAGTGGCTTCATCCGCTCACGCACCTTGGCTGCTAGCTGCGGTGCGTTCTCGCGGATGAAGTCGGAGATGGATTTAGTCAAGTTTCTTTAGTCCTTGAACGATATGCAATGCAAGAGTCCAATATTCTTCTGCTTGCTTATCGGTCGCTTCACCTTCTCCATAGCCCCTGATCGCCTCCAGAGTGTCGCACCCTGAACACGAACCGTATCCAACCTTCACATACCAGTAATCGTCTGGTTGATAACCATTGGCAGCAATCAGAAACACCAATGTTCCTTGATAGTCCCCATCGTCTATCTGATGAACTCTTTCATGGTCAGGCTGGCCGTATGAGTTCACGTCATCCACTATGGATTTTATTACTGCAACCACTATTTCCTTGTATCCTTGTGGCTGGTTGAGCTTGAATGCAGCAGTCATTTCTGACTTCCTGCTCATGAACCTGTCAACAAATTCCTGAATCATACAGCCTCCTGTTGTTTCTTCGGAAACCGATCATCGTCATTCACACCAGCAAACTGCTGCATGATGTTGAATGCCTCAGACAGTTCCCTTGCTAGAATAATCACCTGGTTGTTGCTCAACTTGCGAGTCATCTTGGAGAAGTGCTTTATCAAATCGTCCTTGATGATCGCAATGTGATCCCGTGGCTCATCGTCCCTCGGCTTGCGAGGAACCATATTGCTTGCAGCGAAAGACCTTCGGCATTTGCGTGGCCGCATGTCTGAATCAATGGTTGCCATGCTTACTCCTTACTTGCCGAGTGGGTAGTGGTCATCAACTGGAGTTTTCCAAGGCCAATACTGCGGCCTTTGCATCCAGTCTGGCATCGGCTGAATCTTTCCATCGCCAGATTTCTCAAGCCACTTGACAATCTCCTCTGGGTCTGGAGTTGGGTTCACCTTATCCAAATACCCCTCCAGCACTGACCGTTGCTCCGCTGGCAATCCCACCAGCACATCGAGCATGGCCTTGGTTTCTGCTCGTGCCTTGTCAAGCTGCTCGATCTGTGATGCCAGATCAGCCAGTCTTGACCGCAGGGTTTCTTCGCGTGTCTTTCGCATTAGATGGACTCCTTTTACCTGAGATTCAGTTTCCTATCCTTCAGCCCCTTGGAAGCCAGTTCGTCCAGCTTCTTCGGGGTGAGTTCTACGCCCAGCACCTCCCCTATGGGATTATGCCCTGTGATTGGTGATACCAGTTTGCGATGCTCCAGTGCCGCCCTGAATGCTGGCATCCAGCGAGGCAGCAGCGGAGTCTCAAACGGCGTGGCCATGAGTGCTGCATAGAGTTCGGCATGATCCTTAGTCCACAGCACACGCTTGTCCAACGACCGGACATGCACCATTGCATGCTTGCCAATGACCCTGGATGCCAGCACCTTGTAGCCGCAGTCATCCAAGGTGATGGTTCGATGGCCTGGGATGTAGAACATGCCATTGTCATCGAACGCTGCCAGCACTGTCTTGACTACTGGCATGGTGGCAAAGAACGTGACTGACTTCAGCTTGCCCCGTGCGTGAGACAGGCTCCAGCAGTCGAAGTACGTTGTCTTGTCGCCATGTGTGACATGGGCATTGACGGTGGTCATTCGACTGTCCACATTACCATTGGTCGCTGCTGCATTGGGAACGAGTATTGGAACTCACCACCCTTGTATACTTTGCATTCTCCACCACCACCGATCATGGTGACGTGGTTCTTTCGCATCGTTTCGTTCCGGTCGTTGAATGCTCCGCAGCACTCATCCGAGCAGAACATCCTGCCATCTTCATCTGGCAGAATGTATGACTTGTAGCAAATGCCTTCGGGAGAGTCATAGCCGCCAATGCCGCACCAATGGCACCTCCATCGTCGGTTGGCTTTCTTCCTGCGATTGTTCGTTGTCCTGCTCATTGCGTCCCCCAGTTTGTGATCTCAATATCAGAATCCAATCTCATCCAGATCGTCTGATAGCTTGTCCTCGAACGGAACCACTGGCACTGGCACCCTGCCAGCAGCAATGGCAGCACTAGCGTAGTCAGTGGCAGTAATCGCCATTGGCTTCTCCACTGGAACCAGCAGTTCCTCAGTCGGTGCCAGTGGCACCTCCACTGCCTTGGGCTTCCGCCTCCTTGACTCTCGCAGCTTCTTGATCTCGTGCGTCTGGTCTGCAATGGCCTTGGTCTGCTCCCGCTTGGCCGCAGCAATCTGCCTGGCATTGTCGTCGGCCCGGCGAGCAACCTCAGCCAGCATCCGCTCCATGATTGCTTTGTCATCGCTTGTATCCTGCACTGGGCTTGGCGATAGGCCAATGGTACTGGTGTGAATCCATCTGTTCACATACCCCAGTTGCCTCAGTACGGTCTTAATCGTCGTGTGCCGCTTTTCATCATCAAGAATAAATGCAAACTCCCTGTTAATATCCTTGCTCGTCCATGATCCCTCTGGCCTGCCATGCAGGAACTTCCTGGCTACTTCCATGACATTGGCCTTCTGCTCCAGATAATCGGCTCGCTTGACCAACTTGATAAGCTCATAGGCACGGCCCAACGAAACACCGATCTCCTCGGCTATCTGCTTTGCCGAGAAGCCCCCTTTGGTCATGGCAAGAACCCTGGCTCGCATTGCCAGATTCTTTATGCCTCTGCCTTTTGCCTGGCTCATTGCTCCCTCTCTGTCTCATATCCTACCAGATTTCCTTCTTGATTGATAGTCCTAATTTTAAGTACGGCCCTCTCGCTATACACCGTCTTCCTTTGCTGTGTCTTGTCGTCCAAATCCACTAGTTCCTCGCTTGCCTTGTACTGCTCCTTCTGGGATATCCCCTTGATGCAGACTATCTCGCCACTCGCCAGCGTAACCAGCCCGTCGAGCATGCCGCTTGCCAACACCATGCCCATGTGCCCGCTGGACAATGGCATGATCGGACGATTGGCAATCTGCTCAGTGTGATCTCGCATGGGCAGTTTGGCGAACTGCATGGCTATCTCTCGCAATTCCTCAAGGGGAGGCCTGGTTCGCTCAAAGACAGAGAACCCTCTGGACTCGGCACAATGGTACTGGCCCACTGCACTGCTGTGGCTCTGCTCAATCCGCCATGTCTGGTGGCTGTTGCTGAAAGACTCCCGCTTCAGGCCTATGATAATGCCCATGTCCACGAGTTCAAAGAGCCTGAAGCATGCACCAGTCAAATGTCTGGTGGCCAGTTGCTTGTCGGCGCCGAACTCTGCCAGCACCCCAGATGGGTTTGTGAGAGAATGATTAGTTAAATTTGTTATCGCACTATGCGATTCCTTGCCGCAGACAATGAGAACCCCATGCTCGACGAGTGCTGCCGTGGCCTTGACCAGCCCCAGGTAGTCGCCAGTGGAGCAAAGCAACAGCCCGGCCCCAGCGTTGGACATATTGGTACTGGAGACATCAGCGTGAAGCACATGTCCCAGGATGGCCTTGGCTTCGTCGTAGGCCCGCCTCTCTCTCGCAATGCCCCAAGTGTTGGCAATGGGCAGACCAACGCCTTGGAGACGCTGGCCGCTTCCGCAGTCAGTGTCCAGGGCGTGGCAGTTGGGATCGATGGTCAGGAGTTGGCTTAGCATTGCGTCTCGTTTGCAAAGAAATATACCCCATGAGGTATCACATACATAACGTGACAATCATGTGCATCAACTTGGAATCTTCCAGGTGATGATAAGTACAAATCACAATAAACACCGTAGCCTATTTGTTCGCATGGGTGACGGCCTTCCATCTCGCAGACTCCTTGAAGGGAAACGATACATCCAATGCCCCACGCTACGGCATGGGGACATGGGCGAACCGTTAAGCTATGGATGCCCTCAGTTGCTCTCGGAATGCCAGCATCCCCCGCACATGCATTGCCCGGCGTTGCTGCTTCTCTCGCTCCTCGACCATGAGTTCATGCCTGGCATGGTCAAGATCAGAGTACAGTTCATCCAGCCGTTGCCAATTGTCATCTGGAGATTCCCCATCGGCAACGCCCAGGCCACTGCTCAGGCGTATGGCCTCGATCTTGGCCTCCAGCACACTGCATAGCTTTCGCTTGGACATGGTACAGACTCCTTCGTGGGTGGTGATCGCTTATGACTTTACTGCGGTTGCGTATCGCGCCTCTCCCTCTGCATCATCCAGTGGTGATACTTCCCCAGGATGGCGGTACTTGCCATTGCTCTGGAGGATACGTGCCTGCCATTGTCCGTCAATCTTCCGCACCTGATGGAGATGCACTCCACCGGCAGAGCGTTGGTCATTGGCTACATCATGCGTGTAGCCTCTTGTTGCCCACGTTGTCCAGTTTCTCTTACTCATGACTACAGACTCCTTTTGGTGAAAACGATACCGACAATGGGGGACTCCGCAAAATCCCCGCATGTCGTGACCG